GCAAGCAAGAATGTAAGCTTCTTCATCTGTAAGGCTAAGAGTTTTCATCTCATTTCTCCTATAATTTAGTCTCTAGGTCATTATCCAAATCTGAGCGTATTTTCACTGCTTGGTTATATAAAGCCTCAACTAAGACAATATGATTTTCAATCTCCGAGTGCCTTACAGCGTCTTGTAAGATATCTAATTTTCTTTCTTGCCACACTTTGTGTGCTTGCTGAGGTGTTTCATATAGACCTAAATAGTCGCCACATCTTGCGATATATTTCCCCGATCTGTGCAAATTAACACCAACTGGAAACTCTCCTCGCACAGCCGAACACGCAATCATTAGGGTATTTACCCAGTTAGGAGCAAACAGGCAAGTATCTTCAGAATATACTCTGTTTCCGAGAACTCTTAAGTCTTTATCTAGAGACCAATATCGCCCACTCCTATCCCTATTAGTGTAACCATACTGAGCGTTGCACCAGTCCGCAAAGGATTCGAAGCAAGAAAACCTATTTTCTGTACCTATGTAGGTTGGGTATTTTCTCCAATAAGGTGCTTTACACCGACTGTTTATATTTCCCCACAATGACCCTGCCCTTGTAACTTCCCTGCGATAATGGGTCGGGGTATTGGTCCCCTTCTCTCTCACCCAGCACCCCTTAAAATCTTTGAAGTCTTCAACGTACTCTTTTATAATAGGTTTAACCATGTAACTACACCCTCTTGGGAAAGAGGGAGCTAAAAGCTCCCTCAGATTATCAACTAAAACGGCAATGTTTCATCTTCATCTTCATCGTCTTCAGGCTGAGGTGCAGCCTCTTGACGCGGCTTAGCTTTTGCCTTCGGATCACCCTGAATCTCCACAACCTGTTCAGATTGTGGTGCCGGTGCAAGGGTCACATCACCGAAGTCGTCTGTAACGCCACCACCTTTGGACTGATACTCAACAAGATCAGTTACAAGGATTGCTTGCAGCTCTACAAAATTGCCGTAGGTAGAAGTCTCCTTAATCCGGTACGAGAGAACACCCTTACTGCCGTTACCAACAAGCTTAGTGAAGGTGATGTCTTCACGAGTACCGTCTGCAAGCTGTTGAATCACTCGTGGGCGGTACTTTTCAGGCGTGGCCTTGCCATTCTTCACATGAGACTTCTTGAACTTGAGAATATACTGCTCGTCCTGATCCGGGAAAGGAACAGCAAAGCCAAACTTTTCTTGAAACTCATCGTTTTCAAACTCTTTCAGCGAGGTCTTAGGAAACTCCTTCTTGATAGCCTTCGCGTCTTTTTTACTCATCACAACATCTACAGACCACTCGGTATCGACTTGATTATAAGCCTTAACCGGAGATTGGATTTTGGTGTAGATGAAGGTGCAGTTGTTTACAGTTGCCATATGTTTAAATCCTCTTTCTTTTGAAAATACATTTGTTGTTACGTTTGTTGCGTGCGTTGCGTGCGTTTACATCAGATTTAGACAGTCAAATTTATTACCTCCATAATTTCCTCCTCCGTTGAAGCTGTGTATTGTTTCAAACTTTTCTCTTTTCGTCAAGAGAATAATCAATTATTTTCCTTTGATTACAGCTAGAGTGAAGATGAACAAGAACATTACAGAAGCAATCAGCACTGGTGCCCACAAAGGAGCAGTGACAACAGCCCAGCTAATCGTAGCAATTCCTGCAAGCTTCAGCCCAAACATAATCAGGAACATCATTCCCAAAATAAACCACATTATACACACTCCTTATCGTTGAAAACTGTCAAATGAAAGCTTAACAAGCTTAAATTTAGTGTGTCCATGCCGCTTTGCATAACGAAGCTGAGAACGCGCTTGCTCCCTCGTTTCACACAAAGCAATTACATTCCCTTTCTCATCTGTTGTAGCCCATGCTTTAATCTTTTCAATGTCCATTTAGATTTCCTCCACTTCTTCTGGTTTAAGCCAACTACCATTACCAAGAGCATCTTCTACACGATACGGAAGACGGTAGTCCTCTTCATCATACTCCGTGACCGTTACAATGTCTCCGATATCTTGATAGTGGTCTGAGATATCTTTTACAACACGGTACTCCTTTCCTACTACAAGCTCTTTCAAAGTTGTCTTGTTGTCTTGTTGGCTCTCCTTATTCACAACACGCTCATATTCCATGAAATCTTCAAAAGAACTGAAGTGATATGACGTGCTCTTCATTACGTCACCCACCCCCTCCATAATTGTCTTCGTTACGCTTCCCATTTTTTTTTTTTTCTCCTCCGTTAGTTTCTAACGTACATCTAATGTACACTTATTGTTTCATGGTGTTGAAGGGATGTCAAGGGTTTGTTGAGAGATTCCCTAAATGAATATCAGTGAATCTCTGAGTATCGGAAACCGAACTGAGTGTCACACCCCAACAACCTTCTTAGTTTATATGTTTGATTCACATGGTCAATAGACGACGTAATAATTTCTGCAAACTCCTGACGATACTTCGGTAAGTCCTTGATTACTAAGACATTTTCGTCGTGAAAACTGGCGGTAAGCGTCTTTGCACCATACTTCTCCTGCATTTTATCGAGAATAGCATCCACCCACATATCAAAAAAGAAGCTACCAGTGCCTTGAGCAAGGGTAGAGAACCTGTCTGACTCTTTACGCAGAGCATAACAGAAGCCGTTGATAGGGTTAACCAGCCACTTATTACCACGGCTATCTTTGATCACCACTTGCTCCTCTGCAATAGCTTTAACTGCCCAGTTCAGCTTCCAATATGCCTCATGCAAAGCCTCCCCCTCTTTCAGGGGTACGCCAGCAGCTTGAGCAATCTTAGCAGCCCCCGCATTGTACACGGATGCGTAGTTTGTTGTCTTACCTTTCTTACGGGCTGCTTTTGCGTTCGCTGTTTTGTTACCCTTCTTAAATTCGTTGTACTCCTCCTGTGTAATCATCTTAGCAGTGAGTGCCATCAAAATGTGGGGATCGAAGTCATCCTCTTGCATGGTTGCAACATACTCGGGGTCGTGTGGCAGCATGAAGTGGTGTTTAGTTCTGTCTTCGAGGCTGCTGAGGTCTGACCCTACACTAACTCGGCCTTTCACTGCAATCAAGACTCCACGAACAATCTTACCATAAGCCTTATCTACGCCAGCGAGGTTTACAATCTCCGCATGCTGTACTCGCAGTGTATTAGTAAACCCATTGATCCGAGCCTGTAGCTTCCCATTCTTCATATCCCGCTTGAAGCCGTTTAGAACTCCTAGCCGGTGTTTGAGTACACAATACTTCGCATACACACGAATCTCTGGCACTTCCTCTGCAAGCTCCTCCAGAGACGGGCACAGCTCTTTCCCTTCATCACCAGCAACGGTGATTTGTGGGATAGCTCGTTCTTCTGGTCGAGCAGCTTTCCAAGCTTTCCATGCCTGATGGTTTGAGCCTTTGCGTGGCTTCGATGCAATCCACTTGTTAAAAGCTTCCTCGTCCTTCTCATACTTGAAACTCTGAGGAACCCAACCTTTTGAGTAGAGAAAAGATTTAATCTGCTCTGGGCTGTTGCCATTAGGGGGTTCATAACCAGTCAGCACCTTAACAGCACCTTCTTTGGCACTAGGCTTTACCATTGGGTTTCCGTGCTCATCAACAGCTTTTGTCTCGATAAGCTTTTTAACTTCCTCCCACGCCTTTCCAGACGCGGACAAATCTCCGTTTTTTAGGAACGGCTTTGCAGGTTTCTTTCTCTCCGAGTATTTCGGCACCACCGGCATTACAGATTCCAGCTCTGCCTTAGCCTTAGCACCCTCTTCTGTCAGCTCCTCAATCGAGGACTCCAAAAGCTCCACATCAACATCCCACCTAGTTTTCTCTTGAAGTCTTGCACAATCCATCTTGAACATCAGGAAAGTTAGTAGACGGTCAATAGCCTCATCAACCGAGCTACCTACAAACTGGTCAAGATAAATCTCTTCACCATCAAACATCCGAGTACCACCAACATGTCCTGCATTAATTTCCGCTTGTGCGAATGTATACATGTCGATCAGTCGGGCTTTTAGGTCTTCCCACAAAGCTTTGTTGATCTTCACGTCCTCTTGGCAGCGATGTCGGTACTCTTCGTAAGAGAGGTTTTCCCAGTCATCAATCTTTGGTTTCTCAATACCATAATCAGCATGAAAAGAATCCAGACCATGCTTGGGCCTATTAGGGTTCAAGTACCAGCTCAGTGCCAAACTGTCGATCAACATGATTTCAGACAAATCAATATCCAAAAGCTTCTCTGCCAGAGGGATATCGTAAGAAATACCTGAGTGCATGACTATTGGAATTTTCTTCTCAATATGATACTTAAAATATGCCTTGATCCTGTCAATCTGCTTAGTCCCACGGAAAGAAGCTGGCGAAGCCATGTTCACTAGCTGATATGACATGACATGAAGCTTCGTAGCCTCATCCAGCAACCCATCAGCCTCAAAGTCAGCTACTGTTGCACTCCTCCAGTTTGTAATCTTCTTCAAAACTTCCTCCTAAGTATTTTATGGCATTCTTCAGAGATTCTACACTGTCTTTGAATAAACCTAAACCCCTGTTGCAGTTGTGGCAAAGCAACCCGCGAACTTTGCCCGTTGCGTGGCAATGGTCTATCACAATAAGGCTCTTTTGTCCCGGTACTAGCTCAAATCCTTCACCTCCACATATGGCACACTTACCTGCGTGAGACTTTACTAGCCCTTCATATTCCTCAAGCGTCATTCCATATGCCTTTTCCATCCTACGCCTATCATGGGCAACACATGCACACTCGTCCGAGCAGTACAGATGGGACGGGGCAAAGGGTGTGAACTCCTTTCCACACTCTCTACAAGGTTTGGGGTTAAAACGTCCTTGAGGGTATTTAGATGCCTCTGCCGTGAAGTTTTCGCTCCTTCGATTCTTTGCTATTTTGTAGTGATATTTCTTTTCTGACAACTTATAAATCCTCCTTAAAATTCAGCCAATTCTGGATTAGCCGCCATATATTCATCAAAATCAAAAAGATTCGCAGACTGAATGTCATAATACATTGAACCTGCTGGGCCTGTCTCACTGAAATCACGATTCTTCAAAATGTTAATGTAGGTCCGGTTACGCTCAATAGGACTTTCAGATTGTTTGTCTCGCTCTAGTGAAATTGTTTGTCCTGCTGCCTTCACGAGAAAACTACTTCCTTGGGCATCATCTTCTGTTAACGGGCCAGCATTCGCTCCAGTGGAAGACTTACGGACGTGAGATACGATAACAGGAGTAACGCCGTACTCTTTCATAATCTTCTTAAACCATGTCGCCACCTCTTCTTGCTCACCAACACTCATTCCAGACAGAAGGTCAGAGTACGGGTCAACAACCAGTACCGTAACGCCCATAGAGATAATCATTTCCAAGACTTTCTCTTTAATCTGCTCCCAATTCGCACCACGATCATCACAGACATAGAGTGTCGGAGTACCATCGGGTTTCATATAGAGCTTTTCGACCTTCTCCTGAATCTCGGGACGTTCTAGGAAGTTGCGTCGTTCATCTTTACTCATGCGATGCAGAGGAGTTTGCAAATGGTATGATAGCAAATTCAAAGAGAATTTCCCAGCGTCCGCTTCAAGTGAAAGAACCCCAATAATCTCTTTCTGTTCATTCAGTGCAAGATGCTGAGTCAGTCCCGACATCAAAGTGGTCTTACCAATCGAGGTTTTGGCAAGGATGAGAGTAATTTCGCGCTTCACAATCCCGTTTCCCAGCATAGCAGCAGCCTTTGACATAAACGGAGGGAGGCTAATCATGTCCAAATCCATACGCTCTAGTGCTGCTTTATAGAGGGCAGTTGAGGCATGTACACCCGCTGGGGTATAGGGCTGTGCGGCCCAGAAATCACTAACAAACTCTTGCTCACGTCCATCAACAACGTATTGGTTTGGGTCTTTCAGTCGCATTTTCATGGTGTATGCTTTGCCACGGGGAAGAACTTTAGCAATTTTCTCCGCTGCTGCTCGGCCTGCCTCATCATCATCCATTGCAATAATGCACTTCTTGAACTGATTGAAGAAAGCGTATTGCTTCTGAACCTGCTTGTATGCCCCGCTCTCACCAATGGTCGGACTCACAACTGCAACTGGGTCAAAGTTTTTATTCTTTTGTGCATCAGAAAGAATCTGGAAAGCTGCCAGACAATCGTGCTCACCACCCACAATCACGACTGTGTGATTATTTGTCTTGAACCGAAATTGACCAAACAGCTCACAATCTTTACCCGTCTCCCCAATAGGACTAGAGAAGTCTTTAGGATGCTTGCGAACTTTGTATCCTGAAATACCATATTCCTCTGTGCAAGGATAGTATGTAGCAGAAACGCTTCCATCCTCTTCCGAGTAGGCATAACGAACGCCAAATGGTCGAGAAGTTTCTGTACGAATCCCGCGATACCCCCTTGAATCAACACCTGTTTGTTTCTTAATTTTCTCGTTTACTTCTTTATCAACTTGGCCGTTATCTTCCAGCCATTGTTGGCTAGGCATCTTAAATTCACAAGACCAGCAGAAATATCCACGATGCTTTCCATTCTGATCCAGTCCATAAACCATCAGGTTATTACGAGAATTGTCTCGCCCATTCTGGCGGCAACGTGGACACTGCGTCTTGCCTTCTACAGAAAGATCAACATCTACTCCGTAGCGTGTAATAGTGAAACCTGTTTCACGACTCACCCCCTACCCCCTACCAAACTAATAATTCTTAACACCGCTCACCACTGTGTTCATTTAATTGTCCTCAAAGTGTTCTTTCAGAACTTTGTACAGCTCTCGGAGAGCAGCCCCATTAACGTTGACATGACTAAATTCCTCGTCGTAGGTGTCTTCAATCAAGCTAATCCAGAACTCATCGCCTATCAAGGAGGATGAGATGTGTAGCTCACTATCACAGTTTCTTGTGCGAATGATTCGAGGATTGCTCCCACAATCCATCATTTCGTCCAAATGCTCTTTAAGGCTTGACATCTCAATGCTCCTTAATATCTTTGATTTTAGCCGTCACTACCACCTCACAGCTTTGATTGCGTGGTAGGTGAGCCTCACATTGTTTGATTTTATCGGTGAAGCCATAGTACCTATTTACCGAATGACTTCTCAGTTCAGCACCAAGAAGCAGACCGCCGACAAATACAACCAAACACAGTGTAAAGCTACCAACACTATTCAC